CGGTGCACGATGCGTATTGGGCGCACGCGAGCAACATGGACAGGCTCGCCTTCCATACACGAGAGCAGTTCGTGGAGATGCACGAGGCGGGGTTGGTCAACAAGCTCGCGATCGAGTGGGCCGAGCGGTATCCGAAGTGCTCGTTCCCAGAACTGCCAGCCATGGGAAACCTAAATCTCCGAGAGGTGATGAACAGTGAATACTTCTTCAGTTGACGCGGATAATGGAGATACAACGCTCAGGCTTTACTTTGCAAAGGGACCAACCCTGAAGGACTGGGTCTCTCGACTTGGGTGGAAGTGGCTGCTGCGGCACCCGCTTACATTGTGGGAAATACTCGGAACTGAGTTCATTGGTTTCATGTGGAAAAGCGACGCACGGCATGTCCTGATTGGGCAGCTTGGCGGAGTGCTTGACTATCAGTACTGCAAGATTCAGTACTACCCGCAAGGAAACTTTGAGCAAACGTACCCCGGCCTCATCGGCTGGTTCGACATACCTCACTCCCGATGGGCAAACCTCAACTACTTCACCAAAGATCATCAGCCTCACTGGCGGCGTGCCCTGGTTACAAGCCTGAAGTACTACGGAATGTTTTTCACGTTTGGGATGTACCAGCCGAAGACGTGCGTGACTGTCGCCGCTGAGATCCTGCACGATGCAAACGTCAAAGTCCCACGCAATGTGTGGGCACCGCCTCGCCTAGCGTGGTGGCTTATGGAGACAGGCCATGCCTTCGTACCCGCGAACCCTGCCGCACAGCGTCGTTCAACTGATCGAAGAACTCGACGAGGCGATCGCCCCGGCGAGGATCGACGGTCCTTCGATTGACGAAGAACGCTTGCGTGAATTGATATTTGAAGCCGGTCGGCGTTCAATCGTCGACGAACTTGTCCGATTATTAAACCGTTCCAAGGAGTAGCACCATGGGAGCACCTTCAATCCCCCCACCCCCGACACCTCCAGAGGCCCCGCCAATTCCCGACGAACCCGCGGAGTTCAACGAGGCCGATGTCGACACCTCAAACGAGAAGCGCAAGAGCCGTACGAATCTTCGTGTTCGCAGTGACGGCGCTGGAGCAGGCACAAACGTGCCGGGTGGCTAATGCAAGAAGGCACGATCGCAGCCGCGTTCGCGAATGACGACGCACAGCGGCAGGAATCTCTTGAGACTGCAAGGCACTGCGCCTCTCTCTCGAAACCTCACATGCTTCCACCGGACGGGTGGAGCGATGGCGAATCGTTGCCTCAGACTTTCTCTGCCCTCGCCTCGCGAGGCATCACCAACTTGGAGGGTCGACTGCTACTCGCCCTCTTTCCCGTTGGACAGTCCTTCTTCAGGCTGAAGCCAGCAAGCAAGTTTAAGTACGACCCCGAGATCGATCCTGCAATTCTGCAAGACTTCGAGGATCGCCTGCGTATCAACGAAATGATCATGCAAGCCCGGTTGGAGCAGGATAATCAGGGCACTTCCAACGCACGCCGCGCCGGGTTCCGATCGCGAATGCGGACAGCAATTTCTCAGCTACTCATCACTGGTGACGTGCTGATTCAAATGACGGACAAGTATCAGATCCGAGTGCACCGCAGGGACAACTATGTCCAGCGACGGGACACCGGCGGCGACATTCTCTACATGATTACTCGCGAGCAGATCGACCCGCTGTCGCTTTCTCCCGAACAGTTGGAAATGTGCTTCCCTGATCCCGAGGGAATCTTGAACAAGCCGGTGGGCGAGCGCATGTGCGAGCTCTACACGCGAATCGACTGGAACCCCATGTCGAAAACGTGGCATATCTGTCAAGAATGCATGGGCACCAAAATCGTCACCACCGAAGAAAAGGTGACCCCGTACTTCAGCGTCCCTTACAGCCTGCCACCCGGCGGTCAGTACGGGCGCGGCATCATCGAGGACAACCTCGGCGACGTGCGGGCAATGAACGAACTCACCGAGAGGCTGCTCGACTTCGCGGCCATCTCATCAAAGCATCTGTTCGCTCTGGACTACAGCAGTCAGGTCAGACCACAAGATCTCACATTACCTACAGGTTCAGTGATTCAGGCTCGAGTCCAGGGCGGTCAGATTTCCGACGTTGGCATTCTTCGCACCGACCGCGCCGGCGACTTCGGCGTTGTTCAGAACGTGCGAGAGTCGCTGCGAAAAGACATCTCAGCGGCAATGTTGATGGAAGCCGAGCAGCTTCCAACGTACGAACGCGCCAGCCGCTTGCACGTTGAGCGAGTTGCCATGGAATTGGAAGGAGCGTTGGGTGGGGTATACGCCCCAATTGCAGACGCACTTCAGATCCCACTGGTAGAAAGACTTCGATACAACCTCGAACGCGAGGGTGCGCTTCCGTCGCTACCAGACGACTCAGTGGAAGTCGAAGCAGTAACAGGAATCAGTGCCCTCTCGCGTGAGGGGGATCAGCAGAGAATGATGCAGCTACTGCAACAGATCTCGCAAATGGGACCGGACATGTTGGGCAGAATCGATCGTGGTCTCCTGTTGGAAATCATGGTTAGGCACTCCGGCGTGTACGAGCCAGGGCTTGTAAAGTCAGAAGAGAAGGTCGCGGAAGAGCAAGCCGCCGCGCAGCAACAACAACAGCAAGCGATGATGGCCGAGCAGATGACTGCCGCAGGGGGACAGTTGATGCAGAACGCCGCCACCGCTCAAGCGGAGAACATGAATGACTGAAGAGATGTCCGCCGGGCAACCTGACGTGTCGCCTACTTTTGCCGTACAAGCGGGAGGCGAAACACCAAAGGCTCCAGCAATCGCTCACGAAGAACAGGCCATGTCTGCGAACGGTGCTGCCGATGCGCCGATGAATGCCAGACAGTGGGCCGACAAGTTCAACACCCCTGAGGATTTGGAAAAGAGCTACCTCGAACTTCAGAAGAAGATGTCGACCGGGCAGCCCAAGACGGGCGAGATGGATCTCAATGGCTTGCTAAACCACGCGGGCCTTGAAGGAGGCGACCTTGCTACTCAGTGGGTTGACCAAGGTTCTCTGACTGACGAGCAGTACAGCGCGTTTCAGAACATGGGAATCTCGAAGAACGTGGTCAACGAGTTCATGCAAGGCCAGATGGCTCGGTCGACGAACACTCAGTTTGTTCAAAAGGAAGCGCAATCCAAGGCAGTGCAAATGGCCGGCGGTGAGCAAGAGCTCGAAAACCTTTTCTCGTGGGCAGGCAAACGATTTCAATCAGAACCTGCCAAGCTCGAGGAGATCAACAATCGTCTTGGTGACCCAAAGCAGTTTGAAGGCGCAATCAAGGAACTGCTCTACGACTTCAAAGTCCAGAGCGGTACCGGGTTCACCCAACAGTTGGTCGAGGGAAACGCCATGCCAAACGTGAGCAGTGGCTTCTCTAGCGTTGACGAATTCGTTTCAGCGATGAAAGCTGCACGCGAGCAGGGCTTCAGCAAGTCGTTTCTCAATCGCCTCAAGAACACTCCTGCTCACATTAAGCAAGGAATTGATTGATGACATACGACCGCAGAATTTTGAACATGATGTTGAGACTTGAAATGTCTGACAGCGTCGCCTTTCATTTCACTCACAGTGGTTCAAGCACCACTTGCGAGTTTAAAGACCGAGACGGCAAAGTCGTTCACACTGGAACTGGAGTCACCGAAGATGCAGCGTTTGAGAATGCAGCCCAGAGTTGGAACCCGAACCAGGCGAACGACGAAAAGGCTAGTCTCGAAAAGTCCAACGCTGAACTGGAAGCAAAGGTCCGTGATTTGGAGTCCCAACTTCAAACTCCGCCGAATGCGGTCGCAACGAGCGCGACTGGCAATGATTCGGAAACTGATCATTCTGAGCCAGAAGCTCCAGTGACCAAGAAGAAAACCCGCCGTCGCAGATCCGACTCGCTCGGACTGTGACGTTTTTCCGTACCTGAGCCCTGAGGCGTAGGGACACGACCGGACAGATCCGTCCGGTTCCCCTATTGATTGGGATACCTCTGTCGGTAGTTCTCACCTCTCATTCAACCATGAATATGAAAGGGACCACAGATGTCTCTCGATCTTACAACTGGCACCGGATCACTTGGAAGTGCATTCGGCGCAACTCGTACTCTCTCCAAGGAGTTCAACGCCGACTCTCGCGGCCTTGCTCTTGAAGTCTTCTCAGGAACCGTTCTCGAACAGTTCTACAACTCCAGCGTGTTCTTCGATCGTCAGAACCAGTTCATCAGCACCAAGGTGCTGGACGGCGGACACGTCGCGAAGTGGCCTGTCATCGGCGACGACCTCGACCTGTTCAACTCACTGAACAGCAACGTCGATGGTGACGCGACCGCGTTTGAGAATGCCGCAGACGTTGCCGCCGAAGGCGGCATCAAGGGTGGCTATCACAACCCCGGTGACTTCATCGTTGGTCGAAAAGTCAAGATGAGTGAACGCACTGTTCGCTGTGACGACGTTCTCGTTGCGCCGATCGACATCCCATTCGCGGATCTCGACCTGTCGCATTTTGACGTTCTCACTCCGTACGCTCAAAAGCTGGCTCGCTCCTTGGCCCAGGATCTCGATCGCAAGATCGCGACTGTGGCACTCAAGGCTGCGACCACT